TGTACAACACTTACACCAGATTATGTAAACAAGGCAAGTGGCTTAGAATTACACCAATATAAATGGCTAGAAAGTGAAGACTTAATAGGTGATATACCGTTAGAGTGGAACTGGTTAGTCGGTGAGTATGAACATAAAGAAGATGTAAAGAATGTTCACTTTACAGAGGGTGGACCATGGTTTGACGATTACAAAAATTGTGATTATTCAAAAGATTGGTTTGCTAATTACAAAGAATCTAATGAACCTTTTACGAGTTAGTTATGAAAGTTGGCGTTTATTTAAATACAACAACAGGTGGTGCTGATTACCATAAGCAAATATGGGTTAAGGCATTTGCAGAGGGTATTAATAGTATAACTCCTGGTTTGGCTGAAGTATTAGAAAGACATACAATATCTTTAGATTATGATTATTCTTTTTGTTTTAGTTATCAAGGTGAAGTTTTTAGACCTAGTAACAAAATGTCATTGTTAAGAAGAGCCTTACAAGAAAAACATTTAGAAGATGGTAAGATATTTTTTATGGATTCAGATGTATTAATATCATATCAAAAAGAACATTTAACAGGTAGTCAATCTAAAAGAGAAGAAACTGAACAAGGTTTAAGGTATGTTAGAGTGCCTTACACTCATGTACATCATCCAAAAGCAAAACATTTTTATAAAGATAATTGGCAACAAAGGTGGCAGTCCATAAAAGCTAATAAAAATATTTCAGTAAAAGATTATGAGAATA